AGAAGAAGCCTGAGGGCTCAGGACGAGCGCCAGGACAGAGCAACCACAGTACGAAGAGACTGAAAGAGGCATTGCTCCGGGCCGCAGACGAAGCACATCCCCAAGGGGTCAAGGGATGGCTGATCGAGCTTGCGGGGAAGGATCCCAAGGCATTCGCCTCCCTGCTGAGCCGTCTCCTCCCCACCGAGGCCAGAGTGGAGTCCAGTGGTGGACCCATGGTGGTCCTGAAGGATTATACGGGAGGCAAGGGGGAAGCTGCGGAGGCGAAACAGACCCCCCCACCCCCAAAGAACGCGGACAGCGAAGATACGATATCCCCTCCATCCGCAATTAACTGACCCCCCAGTCTCCCCTCGGGATACCCCCCAATATATATTTTGAGCACCTAACTAGGTGGGGTGAATAGTACACATGGCGGGTGAATCCTACGCAGGACATGCGACCAGTATCCGTGGCCTTGGCGCACGAGCCGAGGCTAGAGCAGCGGGGCCGACCACTCTGCAGAGGATGCGGACGATAATGGAGTCCGGGGAGCAGCGTTTTGTAGGTAAGGGTTCGGAGTACGACCAACCCTACTACCGGCAGACGGGTGTTCCTGGCACTTACACCGAGTCTCAGCAGGCTGAGTTTTCCAAGCTGGCTCAGTCTCTGACCTACGAAGACATTGGGCGTGGTCAGCCGACGAAGCACGCCGGGGTTTTGTCTCGGGCACTGGGCACCGGGAAGGGAAAGTTGTCTCCCCAGGATCTCTGGAGCTTTCTAGGGGAGTGGAAAGGGGAAGCCGGGGGGAGTGCGCCGGAACACGACATCTACGGGAGAGGTTCAGCCGGGTTGATTCGCCGTGGCTTTGCCGGACAAGAGCAAAGGGGCAGGCAACGGGCAGCCGAGAGAGGGCTCCCGTATGAGGCCCCACCGGATGCCTTCGGCATCAATCGTGGCCGCAGTCCACACCCCACCACCTCTGCAAAGAACTGGGGCGACCCTCGCGATATGGTCAGGCAGGGCGCCAACGTGGGAGCAGCACAGGCTTTCCGAGAAGGCACCTCCGGCCCCCCGATTGCCGTTGACCCCTTCAAAGGCGTAGACACACGCACCAAGTTGCAAAAGCGAGGCAAGCCGAGCAAGGGACCAGCCCCCACCCGCACAACCGAGCCGGGAGGCGCCTTTTCCCAACTCACCTCTCGTACATCAGCCACGGCGGAAGGGCAGCGCGAAGGCAAGCGGCGAGCTGGTAAGCGTTACCGAAGGTCACGAGCCGGTGCCCTGACACAGCAACCCACCGCCGGAACGATACTCGGAGATGCCACAGGTGCCGGAGTGCTCGGTTAATGGAACGAGCGGAGATACGCCTAGGCGTCTCGCAATACCCGGTGCTCGACAGCTTCATGGCTTGCCGTGAGCGCGTTTCCTGCATCATGGGACCTCTGGGCTCGGGTAAGACCTTCGGCGCCGTACAGCGCATCCTGGCGCAGATGGTGGAGCAGGATCCCAACCCGCAAGGCATTCGTCCCACCCGCTGGTTGGCGGTAAGAAACACCTACCCCGATCTGATGGGGACTACGGTGAAAGACTTCCAGTCTATTTTTGAAGGGCTGGGGACGATGAAGATGGGAGGGCTTGAGCCTCCTACGTTCAAGGTGCAGTTCCAGCTTGAGGACGGCACCAGTGTCAAGTCGGAAGTGATATTTTTGGCACTGGACCGTGATGATGCAGTACGGAAGTTGCGTGGCTACCAAGTCACCGGCATCTGGCTGAACGAAACCAAGGAATTGGTGAAGTCCATCGTAGACATGGCTGACCTCCGGCATGGTCGCTACCCGTCGATGGCCTCCGGTGGCGTTCGTCCTACGTGGAACGGAATGCTGGGCGATACGAATGCCCCGGATGAAGACCACTGGTACTTCGGTCTGGCTGAAGAGACGAAGCCCAAGGGCTGGAAATTCTTCCGTCAACCCGGAGGTGTCTCCCCAGGCATGAAGGAAGGCGAGTGGATCCCCAACCCCGAATCTGAAAATTTAGAGAACCTGCCCGATGGCTACTACACCCAGGGCCTGGAAGGCAAAGACCCCGATTGGATACGGGTCATGCTATCCAATGAATACGGCTTTGTGATTGATGGCAAACCCGTCCACCCCGAGTATGTGGATTCAGTTCATTGCGCCTCGGAGATTATCGAACCCGACCAGCGGTATCCGCTCATCATCGGTATCGACTTCGGACGCACCCCCGCTGCGGCCATCACGCAATGTATCGAGGACATCGGACGCCGTGTCATCATTGACGAGATGACCAGCGAGGACATGAGTGCTGCGGTCTTTGGCCCGGAACTCAAGCGATACCTTGACACTCACTACCAGGGGATGCCTGTAGAGGTATGGTGCGACCCCTCCGGTGGCGCCCAGAGCCAAGCCACCGAGGATACCCCCATTCGCATCATGCGCGCCGCAGGCATCCCTGCTCGCCCTTGCGAAAGCAACAACCCGGACCTCCGGCGTGCTGCGATTTCCAACCCCGCCATGCGTGTGTGCATGGATGGCAAGCCAGCTCTACTGGTCAGCCCCAAGGCGAAGATGATCCGCAAGGGACTAATGGGTGGATTCAGTTACCGCCGCATGAAGATCACCGGCACCGAGCGATACACGGACATGCCGGACAAGAACATCTACAGCCACCCGGTCGAGGCCGCAGAGTATGCCTTCATGGGTGGTGGTGAAGGGCGAGATGCCCTGATGCCCGCACAACGCAACCGAGGTTCATCCTCACAAACCCACGCGATACTATGATTTATTGCACTGAACCCGCAACCCAGGAAGACTTCAACGCCGTGCGATTCTCGCCTTGCGGTGAGCATGTCACGCCCGAAGTTATGTCTCTGAATCTGGAGCACTCCTGTGCGTTACACGATAAGGACGGGACGGTAGTAGGTTGTGCTGGTGTGATTCAAATCTTTGATGGCACAGCGGAAGTCTGGGCTGCGTTTTCAGATGAATTGCTTGCTCACCACAAACTCTCTGTAACAAAACTTGCGAAGAAGATGCTTGCGCGTTGGCAAGAGACAGGACACTTCAAGAGGATCACCGCCATGACCCCGCAAAGCCGCACACACTCTGCGTGGCTTGAAGTGTTGGGATTTCAAGTGGAAGGTGTCATGCACAATTTCGGACCCGGCGCATCAGGTGACTGGTGTGTCATGGGATTGTTAGGAGAACAGTTATGCCCGCCGTCGTGATTGCTGCCGCTATCTCAGCGGTTGGATCGCTTACCACATCCCTTGCCACGCAGCCAAGTGCTCCGCAGATTCCGAAGATGGAGGAGCCCGCAGTTGCTGCGGGTGTGTCCGAGCGCGAAGCCGACAAGCGAAGACGGCAAGTCGCTACGCATGGCAGAGGGTCTACGCTTCTATCCGGCTCACCCATGGGATTGCCAGGGGCAGCCAAGACAAGCGCGAACACGCTAACGGGGGCCTAGCATGGCTAAGTCAGTAGAAGACTGTCTGCGTACTCTGGCTGATCTGGAGTCACGCCGACAGAATTGGGATAGTCATTGGCAGGAAATTGCAGAACGCATCTGGCCCGCAGCCGATGAGTTTCTGACATCCCGCTCAGTGGGCGAGAAGCGCAGTACGAAAATCTTCGACTCGACAGCGGCACTGGCCCTGGAGAAGTTCTCGGCTGCGATGGAGTCTCTTCTCACGCCGAGAGCGCACAAGTGGCACACGCTGCGCTCGACACACGCTGGAGCCAACGAAGATCCCGATGTGAAGCTGTGGTTTGAGCAAGTCACCAAGGTGATGTTCCAAGCACGCAACTCGCCAAAGGCCGGGTACTACGCCCAGATGCACGAGGGCTACAAGTCCCTGGGTGCCTTTGGGAACTCGTGTCTGTTTGTAGATGAACCCAAGGACGGGCACGGCATCAACTACGTGCAGTGCCATGTCGGTTCGGTCTACATCGAACTCAACAACAAGCGGCAAGTCGATACGATCTACCGCAAGTACAAGATGAGTGCGAAGGCTGCCGCGCAAGAGTGGGGCAGGAAGAACCTGCCGGAGAAGGTTGCACAGGCCCTTGAGAGCCCGGACAAGCAGTTCAAGGAGTTCGATTTCGTCCATGCAGTAACACCTCGCACCGACTACGACCGAGAGCGCAAGGATGCGGAGGGGATGCCGTTCGTCTCATATCACATCAGCGTCGAGGACAAGGCGATGGTGGACGAGGGCGGCTACCACGAGATGCCGTACCTCTACTCCCGCTACACGGTGAACCCCACCGAGATGTACGGGCGGTCGCCTGCGATGCTTGTCCTGCCCTCGATCAAGATGGCGCAGGAGATGCAGAAGACTTTCATCCGAGCGGGCCACAAGATCGTGGACCCGCCCCTACTGCTCCACGATGACGGGGTACTGGGCACGGGCAGTAAGCAGGTCCGGCTCACGCCCGGAGGACTCAACTACGGAGGCGTGGACGCCAATGGTCGCCCACTCATCCAGCCGCTCCAGACCGGGGCTCGTCTTGATATCACCGAGGGGATGCTTGAGAAGGAGCGCATGGTCATCAACGATGCGTTCATGGTTACACTCTTCGACATTCTCGTAGAGACTCCGCAGATGACGGCCACTCAGGCTCTGATCCGAGCCCAGGAGAAGGGGCAGTTGCTCGCCCCCACTGTGGGTAGGCAGCAGTCGGAGATGTTGGGGCCGCAGATCCACCGCGAGTTCTCGGTCTTGCTACGGCAAGGACTCGTGGGGCCACCGCCGCAGGCACTGATGGAGGCAGCCGGGGATTACGAGATTGTCTACG